GGCTGAAGCCCTTGCCGAAGCCCAGGTCGCTCTCGTGCTGGATGTTGCTCTTCCGGCAGATGTGGTCCGCGCACATCTTGTAGGCGTTGTCGACGGTGTCCAGGATGATCGTCTTGAAGGGGTGATCACCCTTCTCGATGTCAGCGACGGCCACGCAGAGGCCCTGCCAGTTGAGGATGGGCTGCTGGAACACGTCGAGGCTGTTCAGGCCCGCCTCGGTGGCCAGGAAGAGCGCGTGGTCAGCACTGGAGCAGAGGGTGGACTTGCCGATCTTGCTGGCCCCGTAGAGCAGGACCGTCAGGTCGCTCATGGAGTCGCGGGGAGGGGTCTTCTGGGTTGGCAGGCTCATGCGGGCTTCTCCATGGGAGTGAGGTCAGGGGCGGAGATGTGGGGGTGCGCGGTCTCGATCTGGTCGAGGTATTCCCGCTCCTCTGGGGTCTCCTCGGGAATCCCGGCGCTGTGGGCGTTGGTGCTGATCGTGTGACGGCTCCGGATCCAGTCCCCGAGCGTCCGGGTGATGGCCGGGACGATCTTCATCAGCGCCTCTTCGATCTCGGCGGTGGTCGGCTGGTCGGTGGTGAGCATCGTGAGCTGGGGAATTAGCTCGGCGAGGGTGGCTGGTGCGGACTGTTCGGTGGTGCGGATCGGCATGGCTTCTCCTGGTCGCTCAGGGGTTGTGGTGGCGGTTGAAGTGGGGTAGGGGCGGAATCTTTCCACAGGCTCCAGGTCTTGGCCCCCACCCCTCAAAAATCATCCGGTCTGCCTTGACTCGCCGGGCTTGCATGACTTAATGATGTTCCGGTTTATGGCATAGTCAAGTGATAAAAATCACAGCCTTCCAACGGGGGCAAAGGTGTCCTTGATCTTTGAAATATCGCCCTTGAACGCCACAATGATCTTCTGTTCTCGTTTGGGGAACTTCCGTGTGTTCAAGGTCTTCTTGGCCTGGGCCAACCGGGTGAACTCGCACTCCAGGTAGATGATCTTGTTGTAAACAGACAGCCCGTTCTCTTTGAAGAAAAGCTCTGTCTCGGACTCAGAGCAGTAATAGGCCCCATTCTTGTCCCGACTGTCTCCGGTCATCACCACGAAGAAGCAGTTGTCGTTCAGGTGTTCGATGGCCTTCTTGTAGCCTGCGAACAGAACATCACGGAACTTCTCGTATGTGTTCAGGGAGTTGATCTCACCCTCCGGTGAGTTGCCATCGTAATCCACATACTTTTCCACCTTGTAGTAGGGGGGGCATGTGAACACTAGATCGAACATCCCGTCAGGATCGAAGGTTGACGAATCGCTCTTGATCCATTTCACATTCGGGAACTCGGAGCATATTTTGTTGTTCGCATCGCTTTGGTTCTGCCGGATCTCGCTGGCGATGTATTCAAACCCACAGGCCCCGGCCACATAACCGAATTGAACCCCCCCGCCAAAGGGGTTATAGATCCTGCGGCCATCCTTGGGCATGAAGAACCGGGCGATGACCTCACAGGCCACAGGGTCAAGGACAGAAGCGTTCCCGTTGTGAGACTTTTCTTTGTTTGTCTTGATCTCACCGTCCTCAATGGTCCGGGTCTGAAGGACCACATTTGAGAAACCAGCTTCACCCTGCCAACATCCCTCGCGGGTGGCATAGGCTGGGTTCGCTACGCCGTTAGCTTCACCAGCAGCGTCGATCCGCTCCCGCCACTCGCACTTCAACCGTAGCCAGTCGCCCTTGATCGAATTCCACACGTTGGTCATGGTGATGTGGGCCAGGAGTTTCATTCGGACATCTGCCAGGTCACCGTGAACCATGTAGTGGAACCCAGACATCTTGAGATAGGTCTGAAACCCCACACTCTCGAACAGGGCAGGCGTCTCAAACTTGCTCTTGGGGTCAGTGGTGATGATTGCCGGGTAGGCGTGTAGGTTTCGTGCGATCACTTCCCGCACCATCTGAGCATAGAGGGCCTTGGTGTATTTCTCGGGTTTGATGACCGACTGGAGAAGACAGAACTCTCGGGACACATCGTTATTCTGGAAGGTGAAGAACCCGGAGAACTCCCCGCCGATCTTTAGGACAATGGCAGAATGAATCTGCATGTTCTTGCGTGCCGCACGCTTTGCGATCCCATCTTCAATTGCGAGTTTGGCGATGTCCTCTTCAAACCCAGACCCGATGATGCAGGGCACATAGACCCATTCGATCTCAGAGGGGAAAATGGGTGTTTCTTGGAAGGTCATAGATCCTACTTTCGTTTTGTGCTTAAATGGTTCTGAACCCCGCACTGGTCTGGACAAGTTTCACAAGTTCCGAGATAGACACTTTCATTGTGAAGTGATAGGTATTTGCCACCTCCCCTAGATTCTTGGTGCTTCGTTAAGAGAATGTCACCACTTAGAACCCGCTGGTTGAGTTGTGATGCCCTCAGTGGATTGTCGATTGATGGTTCAAGTGACAACAGGTAATTCTGTTTTTCACGGCACTCGCGGCCCCAACCTGTGTCACCGTATTCACAGGTCACAACCCGGCAGACGCTCACGATCCCAAACGATTGGATTCGACCAATCTGCCCAACCAGGTAATACAGTTCGGGGTTTGAATCCATGCCGCTGGTTGAGGTGTTTATTACAGCAGCCAGCGCCGAAAGCCGCTTGAGTTGGTCATCACTAGCGGCGATCCAGTGTTTGGTGATGATGACTGGAACCTTGCCTGTTCCCCTCAAGGCCTCGCAAACCCTGACGGTGTTCTCCCAGTCGTGGCAAGGATCACCAGCGGTCCCAATCCGATACCATGTTGCCCGGTGGTCCCGCACAATACAAAAGACATCCCGCCATGATCTGTGATTCATCTGCCGGGTGACACTGGTTGCGAAGTCAATTCCATAACGGGCCGCAGTCTTTGCGGCGTAGCACTCCCCGTAGCAACCGCCCTCCGGATAAGCCTGCATCCCAAGGGTGCAGCCCTTCACGGTATCAACATCCAGAACACCCTTCCCATTTTCAACGGCTGTCAAAATTGGGAGGTATGCTCTCAGCCCGCCAATCCCAGGCTCGGTATCAAATAGGCTGCCGTTCGGGGTCTTTCGCATAGGTTCATGTTATGCCGTCCAGCGGAATGTGCAAGTGACAATTATCACACTGGACGATTCCAGGGGGGAGCATATACTTGGGATATGACAGATCTCCGACCCTATCTCACCATGCCCATCCGTGACCTGCAGAACCGTGTAGGCTTCAAGTCCTACTCTCAATTCTGGTGCATCATCACCGGGCGCACCCGCGCCACTGCTGAGGTTGCGGTCAAGATCCACAACGAAACAGGCATCCCGAAGTCCACCATCCGGCCTGATCTATGGCCTCCACGCAAAAGCCGCCAGAGCGACCCGGCGGCTTGACACTCACCCGTTCATAGGAGGAACGAGCATGACCAAGAGTAAATCAGAACCCTTCGCTCTGCAAGACGTCCCACTGATCATCTGCTGCTTCATGGCGGCCGCCCTGGTCTGGGATGCCGGACTTTCCATCGAGGGTGTCGCCCACAAGGCGGGGCACGACGGAGCTTATATTAACCGGTTCGTCGAAGCCATCCTGCAGCTCGCCGAAGGCGGTGTCAGGTGATGACCACCGAGGCCTACCTCCGCGAGCTCCACCAGATCAACGGCCGGTTTCACGCCGCCCAAGTCAAAGCCCATGAGGACCGCACCACGGCCATCATCCAGCTGGTTGAGAAGGCCGTGAAGACCGACTCGACGCCGGAGCCTGCGCCCGTCGAGCCTGCGGGCGAGGTGCAGTCATGAGCCGCACAACTTGCGAGCACGGCGTCCTGCTCGAACGGCCCTGTTACGACTGCCAGATGAAGGCCTTCTCTGGTCCGGCCCTCACCGCCAAGGACGTCCGCATCGCCACACTGGAGACCCAAATCAAAGCCATCCTCGATTCCCACTGGGGTTACGCGCACAACAAACTCCGGGACGGCTCTGGCAACTGTGATCCCACCTGTATCCTTTGCGAGAACTCCCGCCTCCGCCACGACCTCGCCAACGCCCAGCAGGTATCTCAGTTCGCCATGGAGCTGATGCACATGGGGGAGGTGCCGCTATGAGAAAGCGCCTCAAGAACCCGGTCGCCTCGGTGGCCGCCTTCGGACTCTTCCTGCTCAGCTGGGTGACGCCGAAGACCTGCCCCACCTGCCACGGCAAGGGCTCCTTCAAGGCGCCCTACTACTCTGATTTCAGCGCCGAAATACGGGACGTTCCCTGCGGGTGCATACGCCACCGCGCGACCTTCGCCGGTCTCTGGACGGTCCTCCTCTTCCTCGCCGGCATGGCCCTCGTGGCGTGGGCCGCCCAATGACCGACGGCGCGAATCTCCTCAAAGCCCTGCACGCCATCCAGGAGGCCGACGCAGCCCTGGTGACCCAGGAGCCGAGGATCGGCGATGCTGTGGCCCATCTGCGTGAGGCACGGCAGACCATCCTGGCTGAGATCAGGGCGCGGGACGGGGCCTCATGACCGCCGCCCCTCACCATCGCCCGAACCCCCTGGACCAGGCCCTGCGCCTCCTGTCCCTGGGGTTCTCAGTCATTCCCCTCAAGGCCCGGGATAAGCGACCGGCCCTGGCGTCCTGGAAGCCCTACCAGGAGCGGCGCGCTACCGTCGAAGAGGTGCGCGAGTGGTTCGACGGCGGGGTGGACCTGAACATCGGTATCGTCACGGGGGCCGTGTCCGAGTTGGTGGCCGTGGACGGCGACAGCCTGGACGCCGTGAACTGGCTCCAGTCGAACCATCCGAGCCCCATGCGCACCCGCACCGGCAAGGGGAAGCACTTCTTCTTCCGGCATCCAGGCGTCACCATCAAGAACAACGTGAAGCTGGGAGGGATGGCCTTGGATGTGCGGGGCGACGGTGGCTATGTCGTGGCCCCCGGCTCGATCCACCCGAACGGAGCGATGTACGAGGAGGAGGGGAACTGGGCCCCCGGTGCCACCCTCCCTCTCTTCCAGCCGGCATGGCTCGGCGCCCGGGTCACGCCCCTGCCCCGCGTAGCGCATGCCGACGGGGACAAACGTGTGG